GAGGAGTGCTTAAATTTACGATCTGCAAAGCCTACTACACCCTCTGACGGTACACGGAGTATATCCCCATGACTAACAGCTTTGGTCTGGCCCTTTGCAAAAGCCTCTGAACTGCTTTTAAAGTCCCAGACTGCAACAGAGGAGTAGAATTGGCGGAATAGTCCTGAATGAGGTCTCATGCTGCCACCTCAAAGCTTGTGCCAACATTTGAGAAACTGCTAGCGACTTGCGCCATCTCGTACTCAATCGCCGCTGTCCACTGCTGCGCCATAGCTTTAGCAACACCAGCATAAAACTTGCTGCGTATCTTCCAGCGGTCGGCGCTGGGTGGTGTCTTGTGGCATTCGTCCCTAGCCGTTGACCCATCAAGAGATCCAGTGCGCTCTAGCTTCGGCAGACCACGAAGCCACAAGCAAGTGCGCTTTTTTACGTTGTCCGCATCGTCTTCGGCATCAGCAAAGTGCCACGGCTGTACAGACTGTGCAAAAGGCTCGTAGTTCCTGATCCTCTCTTTTGCGTGCTTGTGCATGACTGGGTTCTCCACAGCCACAAAAGGGATGTGCTCAACATTCCAAACGTCAGAGAACAGGGCGCAACCAGCGTCCAATTCAGACCACATCTGATCAAGGGTTTTAGTCGGTGGGGCCGTGTGCAGCCACCTGACGCCTGAATTTGCGAGGCGCTTGCAGGGTGGATGCATGACACACATCAGGTCCCAGTCATCCTGCATAACGTCCCTAATGTCACCTTGGATATGGTGATTGCTAGGAGTGTCTGCGGGTAGAACGTCACATGACCACGCATCGTGTCCAAGTGCTGCAAAGGCATTACGCACAGTGCCTGATGTCTCACAACCAATAAGAACCTTCATGCTAATGCCTCCATCATCTTACGTGCGCCAGTTTCGGCACTCTTTAAGCTCATGTAGCTGCGCGACTTGATGACCTGTTGGCCCATCCAGTTGTCGCCGCTGTCGATGCAGATAGAGACAAAGTAACTAGTCCCAGCTTTCAAATAGCCGCCGTTGTCTGTGATGTTGGCTGTGAATTCGCCATGTGTGATGCTGAGGCTCATACTAACACCTCGCTTACAAGTTTGCTAATCTCAGCGCGTACTTTAGCGGTTGGCTTTTCAGATGCTGCCACCTCGATTGATCTACGAATGTCATTCTCTAAGCTATAGGAAGTGAACACCCAGCCAGCACCGTAACGCTTGCCAGTGTACTTGTTGCAAAACTTAGGGCGGTAGAAGTCACCATCACGGTGGAACATTACAGCAGATATATAGTAGCGGGGGTTTCCGTTGATACAGTTCTTTAAGCGCAAGGCTTCTTCAGTAATCTCACTGGCTGTATATGTGTTTACATTGTTCATTCTGTAGCTCCTTCAAGTGTGAAGAAGGTACGATCCGCCAGTAATCCCAGTGTAGTCCGTGTGCTCTAGCCGCTTGGTGTTCTACGGGGAGTTACAGTCCCCTGCCACACCTTGCGGCCTGTCGCCCACTAATTGGGTACTAAGGCCGTGCCTTCAGTGGCTCAGGGATAGCACGTCTGATAGTCCCCGACAAGCACTAATTTCTGATCAGGTACCCTATAGAGAAAGCCTGTGTGAAACCCCCGCCGCGCTTGCACTAATAGTAATAAAGAGACGCCCAATCCCACACAATTTAGAAGAGGCAATAGCCCACTAACTTAGGGGAAAGGGCTGGCTTGGTAGATGCTTAGGTTGAAAGCCTTTAAGCTCCCAAGCCCACTACCCTGCTACTACAACGTAATAACAGACAGAAAAGAACTAGAGATGCTGAGACTAGTAATAAAGAGACTAAAGATAGTTGTGTTGCACTTAGGTGCTATTGAATATCATAGGCTGGCCAACAGGGCGTGTGATACTCTGAGGATGCACACAGCGCGAGAGCTTCGTGATATTGGCATCGGTGACAGAGGATCAATCAGATCTATGGCCCACCGTAAGTGTCCTAAGTGCCACCCAAAGGTCTGGGCCGAGTGGCTTGATGACGTGTGATAATCTGTCGAATGCATAGAGCTTCGCCCAGGTGTGTTGGATCTTCCTGGGTGCGCTCAGGTTATTAGTTCCCAATCCGTGTAGAAAAGATGCAAATTGGGCTCCTGATAAATTTCGCAAGCTAATGTCTAATGTCATTCGTGTTCGCTCTTGTCTTCCCATGGGGATGGTACATCCCGCACAGATGTAAGCTATAGATTACAGTAGGTTAGCATCCGCACAACAAGATCAATCAAGTTGTTTAGGTTCCCTAGGCGATTTCGGACCCCCCACACCCTAAAGCAGCAAGTCAATTTCAAAAAGTAGGACTAAAGGTCTTGTTGTTGTTGTTGTTGTCGGCCTTTGTAACGAAGAGCCCCCTGTAAGAAAACAAAAAGGAAACCCCCAGATGGGCTTAGAAACTGGCACTTTTATTGACGACTTGGTTATAGCTAACCCAGCGTCCACTGACGGCCTCGCGCAGGCTGATGACCACCTACGTTTAATAAAGACAGTCTTAAAGGCCACCTTCCCTAATGTAGATGGTGCTATCACTGCCACCCCAGCGCAACTCAACGCTAGCATTGCTTTAACTTCTGGCATCACTAGCTCTGTAGCCGAGCTCAATAAGCTAGATGGCTGCGTGGCCACGGTAACCGAATTGAACCTAGTTGCAGGCCTGACTGCCTCAACAGCCGAGCTCAACGCCCTCGATGGTGTTAGTTCCTTTGCTGGCACTCTTTTAGATGATGCCAACGCAGGCGCAGCCCGTACAACTCTGGGCCTAGCGACAGTCGCGTCCAGTGGTGCTTATGGGGATCTATCTGGAACTCCTGGGGCAGCAACCACCCTAGCTCAGTCTAGCTGGAACACAGGCACAGCCACGACTGAGGCAACCATATCACCAGCTAAACTAAAGGCTGCTGTCATAAACAATGACCCCCCGCCAATTGGTGTTGGCCAGAGTTGGTCGAACCCAGCCCGATCTATAGGCGTGTCGTACCAAAACACAACTGGTAGGCCCATCATGGTCAGCGTTGCTGCAACGATATCTGGTGAGCGTTATCTTCAAGTATCCGCCAATAATTCTACGTGGATATCAATAGGAACCCTAGGTGGCCACGGTGGTATTAATGACAGTGGTGCATCTCAAGCTATTGTACCAGCCAATCACTATTACCGCGCCACTGGTGGTACTCTCAATGTCTGGGCGGAACTAAGGTAAATAAGGAACACAGCGCATGGCAAACCTACCTATACGAGGCTTGGGTTCTCTTGGTGTAATAACTGATGTTGACCCTTTTAACCTCCCGATCAATGCTTTTACAAGAGCCAAGAACGTAAGGTTTACTGAGGGCAAAGTAACAAGGGGACCTGTGTTTCGGGATGTGTCAGGTACTCTGGCATACTCACCAAAGCTTGCATATGGCATCACGGCTCTCACAGGTTTTGACTCGGTGTTACTAGTAGATAATACTTTTGACATCTATGAGTTTGCTAACGGAACCTCGACGCTCAGATTTAACTCATCGCTGTCTGCAAGCAATGCTAAGGTCACAGCGACTACCCTTGCTGACGTTGAGTATTGCAATAGACCTGACACAACTCCAGTAGCTAGGACGCCCAGCGCAACTAACTTCACAGCGTTGGCTAACTGGCCCAGCGGATACAAAGCTACATCCCTACGGTCCTTTGGTGACTTCTTGTTGGCACTTGGAACTGTAGAGGCTAACAACGTGGCCTTCCCAAACAGAGTTCGCTTTAGTGACCCTGTTCTAGCTAACACTGTACCCTCGACTTGGGATGAGACAGACCTTACTAATTCAGCGGGTTTTAACGACTTAGTACAGATGAAGACCCCTATTGTAGATGGTGCAACTCTTGGACCTAATTTCTTGGTGTACTCTCAAGACCAAGTTTGGCTGATGGAATTCGTTGGTGGTACTTTTATATTTAACTTCCGTAAGGTGTTTGATGATGCTGGGGTGATCAGTCAGAACTGCATTACTGAAGTCGATGGCAAGCACTATGTTTTTGATAGGGATGACATCTACATTACTGATGGCAACTCTCGCCAATCTATATGTGATGGGCGTGTCCGTGACTACATCTTCAGTGGACTAGATAACTCTAAGCCCGAAGCGTGCTTTGTTCTCCACAACACTACGCTAGAAGAAGTTTACTTTTGCTATCACTCTGGCGACGATATGGCTGTGTTCACTGATGGTGATGCCTGTAACCGCGCTGCTGTCTATAACTACAAAGAGGACACTTGGAGTTTCCAAGACCTACCCAATGTAGTTAGTGGCTCCTCTGCTAATGTTAATTCTGTAGTTACCTATGCAGCGGCCACACAGACCTATGCTAACGTAGGCGGCTCTTACCATGACCAAGAGAGCCCATTTGGCCAGCACCCTCTGTTCCTATCTAAAGCTGGCGGCGGTGTAGCTGCCCATAAGCTGTATGGCGTAGACCTAGTGGACACTGGCTCCCTTTCGCAGGCTGTAGATACGGCTGTGTCTAAGCCGTTCTTACTAGAGCGTGTTGGACTAGACCTAGATGAGCTTGGGCTTTCTTTAGCAGGCTATAAAGTAATCAATAGAGTTTACCCACAGGTATCCACGACGAATTCTAATGGCACTTTTAACTTTACTTTTGGGGCGGCAAATACACCCAACGCTACTCCCAACTATGGGCTCAATGTCTCGTTTAATTCACTTGTGGACTATAAGGTCGATACCCGCATGGCGGGGCGTTACCTTTCATACAAATTGACTAGCGATACCACCAAAGACTTTGCTCTATCAGGCATGGACGTAGATGTGGTGGTGACTGGTAGGAGGTAATCTTTAGATGGCACTATCAGATAAAATTAACTTATTGGTGTCTCGTTATGTGAGACGACAGTCCCCTCGTATCAACCCAGATATGATAGCTACTTATCTACAGGATGAACTCCGTGAGCTAGAGACTTCTATACGCTCCCTAACTGAGGCGAGTGTCCAAGTTGCAGAGAAAGAGCCAGATGGCCGCCGTAGGGGTATGGTCCGCTATGCCATCTCACCGTGGAACCCTTTGAGTAACAATTTCAGTGGTCTTGTTGTCTATAACGGCTCTGCTTGGGTGGCGGTATGAAAACTAACTTAGCAAGGCGTCAGTCTATAATGGAACTTGAGGTAATACTTAACCATGCCATTAAAGACGGCGAAGCCCCAGACGGTACTGATGATCTAGGACTGAAGCACTTATTTACCCCTACAGATGATGTCTATGGGTGCTCTACCTATGCACGAGAGCTAACCATACCTAAAGGAATGCTGGTAGTTGGTAAGATACACAAGAAACCCCACTTGGCCTTCTTAATGAAAGGCACAATGCTAGTCACAACTGAAGAGGGTGACCTCAAGCGTATGACAGCGCCCATGTCTTTTGTTGTCCCCGCTGGTGTTAAACGTGCGGCGTACATTGAAGAAGAGATCACGATTGTAAACGTACATCTCACCAAAGAGACAGAAGAAGCTAACCTTTCAAAAGTTGAGGAAGAGGTAATCAGTCCAAGCTACGAGGCTATGGGCTTAGAAGAACCAGACCTAACAGGTCTAAACAATTTCCTCTGCAACTTAGATGCAAAAATAATAGAGTAGGACGCCAGCATGGCATGGATAGCAGCAGCAACGATAGGCTCCGCAGCAATAGGCGGGTATAGCGCCAACCAAAGCAGAAAAGCCCAAGACAAAGCAACAGCAGCAAGTCAGCAGGGCTTCAATCAGTACAAGCCTTACGTGGACGCTAACCTAGCTGGCTCTAACATGGCCCTAGAGGGTGTCATAGACAAAGGTGCTTACACTGGCGACACCTACGCTGGACCCAATGACTTCCAGACTGGCACAGCTAATACCATGGGCACCTATGGTACCAATATGATGGGCGCTGGCAACACTATGATGAGTGACAACTCAGGCTTTGGTGGGAACAGTCGCGGAATGTATGACCAGTTCCAAGGAATGTCAGAAGCCGCTAAAGCTGACCGATTAGCTAAGGCAAGCAGCTACGCCACAGAGAACTCCGCTGGACTTGTTGACGCTGCCATGCGTGATGACCGCCGTAATCTCCAAGAGAATGTTCTGACAGGTATTGATATGAATGCCTCAGCAACTGGCAACATGAATTCCAGCCGTGCAGGCGTTGCTGAAGCAGTTGCCCAGCGTGGCTTTGATGACCGCCGTGCAGATGTGGCTATGGATGTACAGGACCGCCTGATGGACCGTAGTCTCAATCAGCAAGCACAGCAGTTCTCAGACCAAGGAACGGCTCTCAACGCAGCTATGGGTGCCAACACTGGTATTAACAATGCGTATAACACAGGCATGAATACACTAGGTGAGGGTGCTAACTTTGGCATGAACGCTGGTAACTCACTGCAAGGGTTCAGCCAAGCAGGCATGGACGACAAAAAGAAACGCTTTGAAGACGAAAGAGACTTTGAGTTAAACCAACGTAAAGGCTTCCAGTCTGGTGTTCTAGGCAAGTCCCCAACCAGCCCAAGTGTTCGTGCAACGACTGCTTCACCTGTAGCTGGTGCACTTAGTGGTGCAATGACAGGCTTCGGATTTATGAAAGAGTACGGTGATCAATCTAACCAGCCTCAGAAATCCATTGCACAGCCATTAGTATCAGATCGCATTAGAATGCGGCCAGGAGGGTTTTCATAATGGCTGAATTCCCAGTCTCACTACTTAATGACCCAGCTATCGTGTCTAAGGCCGCTAAGGCCAACATGACCCCAGAGCAATACTTAAAATCCATGCGCCAAAACAATATGGACCCTAACAACGCGCCAGTTCTCAATTCGACTGAAGTTAGTGCTGACATGATGACCCCGCCAGTTCTATCTGACACCAGTATCGTAAATGAAACGGCCCCTGTTGGAATGTCTGGCCCCGTTGATACTCCAGAAGTACCTGAAGGTTTTACGGTCTTGAAAATGCCAACTGGCACTGGCCATTCTGTATTGTTCAACCCTGAAACTGGTGAGACACAGCCATATACAAACGCATCTCGACAGCTTTTTAGCAACTCAGCCCTTGAAAGAGATATACAGGCACTTGCCAGAGACGAATACGGTAGAACCAATATTTCTGAGCCTATTCTGACGGCTGAGAGGCTGGCAGCTAAAGCGCAGGGAGCCCTACAGGCAGAAGAGACTGGCGAAAACTTACAAGCATCATTAAGTGCAGATGCAGCCTTAAGCCAAGCTATGCTTGCTCAAGAGAACTATGACCCAAGCGTAGAAAATGCCACAGTAAACAGTGTACAGCCATTTACAGATTTACCGCATGGCCTAGACACCTTTGAGGAAGGCTACACTCCAAACCCTAACCAAGTTACAAACGGACCAGTCTTAACTGAGCCGCCAGAAGGCTTCCACCAGATGCCTGATGGCTCCATGATGGCTGACGCTGAGATGTCTGGTAGTTATGACGAAGTGCCTATGTCACCGCCTGTACTAGAAAACCCCGAAATCCGTAACGGTTTGACACCTAATCCATCTGCTCTTCCAGGTGCTGCTGATCCGTATGCTCCACCAGTTGGTCCTGTACTTGAAGACCCCGCAGCCCCAGCCGCAAAAGCTAATGGTGTATTAGCTACAACGCCCACCGCTGTTAGTGGTGGCGCTTTGTCCTCTACAGCCACATCACTAGGCTCAGGGCCTCAGCGTCCGACAGGTAACGCTCGTGGATCTTCTATGGCTTATGGTAAGATTGGCATTGGTGAACAGATGATGCGTGCTGGTCTAAAAGGACTAGGCGCTTCTGATCAAGGTATGTCAGCCTCTCTT